ATCGTTTAACTACCCTACCCGGTAGGACCGGTCCAGCGCATGATATATCAGGTGGTCGTCGCGGTGTCATGGGTGACATAGGCAATAATAGGCCCGAGACTACCGCGATGTTGACCGGTCGTCGCCCCCCAGTCGGTGGACGGGCGCAGGGTATGTCAGGTGTAGTCGTACGTTCCGAACATGAACATACTAAGCGACCCACTAACCGTTCCGAGACTGGGTCCAGAACCGACGGTCTCGGTTTCCGTGGAGCTAAGCGTCTCGTATCCGAACTCACATCTTCCCAGGATCCCACCAGGAATAAGAAGGATGGTAATATCGAACAATACGCGTACAACAATAACCCCGCACCCAATATTCATAAATACGCACACGGCTACCTCACCTCACCCGCCTCCAAAATTGGCGAAAAGCGTACGTACGCGGCACCCCATACCGTCGAGGAACTTCAAAAGTATGGGTTCCGCCCCGACGATCGCAGAGGCAAGGCGAATCGTGCCGGTAATGCTGGTCGCATGAACGTGCGATCCGGGCCCCTCAATCAGGGTGGTTTACCTACCGCTGCGAGAACAGACACTACTCGTATAGATGGGCGTGTCAATGGTGTCAACGGTGGGTGGACGCAGCAATACACCAACGATTCTTACCACCAATTAAACACATACAAGGGAAATCAGAACCCATTGGCATCGGGTGCCAGTCTCAACATAGCCAAAAATCAAATGCAAAAGAACCCTTTATCTCAACAATACTTTTAAATAATATAGATTGTAAAATAACACCCATTAAAATATTATCCATATATTTTAATGAGCGTATACACGTTAGATATAGATAGTGGCGAACGCGACCCCGTATCATACCCGAATCCAGGAGACTACGTTGTCGAACTACGTCATCCCATTTATGATGTTAAGAAATTGTCTATAGTTTCCGCACGTATTCACGCCAGTCAATTACTCGTTAATGATAATAACAATACGTTTTCTATTAATAATACTAATACTATAATTACACTTGATAATGGAAATTATAGCGGAAGAACTTTAGCTACTGAATTGGATACTAAATTAACTGGTATAACTGTCGCGTATGATAAAGATAAAAATGATATAACATTTACTGGTTCTTCTGAGTTTACGTTTAATTTTTACGGTGGCACAAATGGGTATAACTCTAGTGTTGCCGTGGATGGAAAAACAACACCGCACGATATTTTAGGTCTCCCCGCGAGTAACGTGACATCCACGAATAACACTCTCACCACCGGAAGTGTTAATTTACAGGGCCCAGATGCCCTCATCATAAAAATCAGCAACGGCGCCGACGAACTAAATAAAACGGTGTATTCGGATACACCCTTTTATACAGGAAGAATCCTTATGTGTGGGGACGTGGTTAACTATTCGGGTTCTGATGATGCGGTAGAGCATAATTTTGACACGGGTACACAAAACATATCAAAATTACGTATACAATTCTTCTACAGTAGTAATAATCGTTTAATCCCGTACAATTTTAGAAACGCTAACCATATATTAAAACTGAATATCGAATGCAGTACAGACAAATTATATACGACACCTAAGGTCGTTAAAGATTTCTCTTTACCACCACCTGTGCGCATCCCTGAAATGGAAGATCCGGATAGGTGGAAAGGGTATGTATACATTTTCCTGATAGTATTTGTCGGTTTAGCGTTCATTTTGCTTACTCGACCTAAAAAAATTAGCGAGTGATGGCAAATACGGGAGAAGCGGGCTTCTTGACGCGAGTGGATAAACGGGAGATGATCATGAATACAATAACAGAGAGGAGAGTGGTGAACAGCGCGGTGAGAGCGTAGTTAAGACCACCATTCTTCTGGACGCGCACGATCTGGTGAATACCCCATCGAACGAGATCCATCCAAGAAAGGGCAGCCGCGAAGGAGAAACCCGCAACAACGGCATTGAGAGACTGAGTCTCGAGCTCACGGGAGATGGAAGCGAGTACCTCGGAAGCGGCAGGGTTAGACATTTTATAATAGGTTAAGATTTTATTCTGGTAATAACTCTTCAACAAAGACTAATTTTTTGTATTTTTCTTTCCTGTACCCCTTAATTTTTTCATCTCCATCTTCTTCCTCCTCATCAGAATCTTCTTCGTCTGAGAGACTCGATTCTGATGAGTTGTCTACCGTTTTAAATGATTTATAATTTGTATCGGTCCATCCCTCTGGTAATTCAGAGGTGCTCATTACTATCAATAGCATTTTTTATCATCTTCTCTGACGGATTAGTCGGCTTCCATGCTTCCCACGCATCATACGCATCGTTTATAGCGAGCATATTCACATCACTGCCTGAATAAGGTTCGAATTGAATATCCTCTTCCATTTCATCTACGACTTCGATTTCTTCATCATCCGATTCATCCTCGTCGTAAATGTCTGGAAAATAGGAACCTATCTTATTACCGACCGTGTTCATGGCACAATATTTCATACAATATTCCATATCTTTTCCTAATATAGTATCCCTGCCACACGCTTTAGCGTATTGTCCTGAGAGAACCACAGAGTGTTCTAATACAGGTGTTATAATCTCAATTGCCGATTTTTCCAGAGTTGAAGCGAAGTTTTGCGACTCCATCTTTAAATTCTAGTATGTTATTGCTTAGCGCATAAACTCTAAGCTCTCTATTTTCTGACAAAGCGTTCAAGTCAAATTTGAAATTTTGGTTTTTGATCATACTGAAATTTCTTTGACCTGTAGGGTACCATCTTTCTGGTTCTAATGCGAAACTGTAGGAGTAAAATCGTCTAAATAATTGCGTCCGAGAATGATGAATACCACTCTGAACAGCTCGAAGGTTTATAAATTTACCCGTCTTTTCATTCAACATGACTTCACCATCCAATGTCATCTCCAAACTTTGTAAATTTTCGTAGGAAATATAATCATTGTTTAAAATTTGACTCGGGTGATCATAATCAAACGGATTCGATACACTCGTTCTCTGTATAACGAAAAATAATTCTTTGACTGGATTTATAAATTCGGTTCTATGTTTAAAAGGGTTTGTATTGGCCGGAATCGTATCCCTACTCACTTGGAGTTGTGTTATGATATGATTCACTTCTTCTGATTGGTATTTTATCCGTTCTGGGTCTCCGAGTTGTACCATTTCTGTCTGGAGAGACATTGAGTTTATACCCACATCATATATACCTGAAGAAATTAGATTTATAATTCCGTTCATAACAGCGTGTGATGTACAATAATACTTCAACGTGTCCGGCGCATCGAGTGGAACTGTAAAAGTTGCGGGATCCGTTGTCGAACTTAAACCATTCGCGTATGATGTTCCATCCGTATCTTTCAACGCGAAAGGATGCCCAGATTTATTGTATGTAAAATTGTACGTGTTTCCCTTTATCAATGTAAGAGTGGGCTGGGTAGCACCGTCTATTATATATTCATTCACATTAATAGCAACAAAAACATTGAATGTTGTATTATTGGGTGAAGCGCTCACCGGTAAATCGGTTATACACTTTTCTCGAGTGTTTAATTTAATTTCTATTTCACATTCTTGCCGGGTAAGTGCGCATAAAGGGAGAGACAATTCCGGATTATTATAAAAATAAAAAGGTATGTCTACTATACATTTTCGGGGAGTAGTTGCAGTTCCCAAATATCCTTGTATTTTTGTATCACTGACATTTGTTCCCGAAAGTTCGTCTGGACATTTACCTATTAATTTGGACAAATTCGTTTGTTTCGTCTGAGTTATGTAGTTTTCGGAGTGTATCTGGAGCCAATCTGCTGGTATTCTCTGAATAACCTGACCTCCTATGATCAAATCTATATATTCAATCAACGCATGACCTATAGATTCTATGTATGTATACGTAGTACCAAACGTGAGATGTGGAAGTTCGAACTGAACACTAACGTTTTTTATGAGATCACCACAATTGTTAGGAATCGTACATCTTAAAGTACTTCCATATTCTAGGTTTCCGTCTAATTCATGGTTTACTTCATATTTCGCGAAGTTTGTATGTTTCCTGAAATTTTTTACGAAGTGTGTGTACTCTGGATCGTCCGTGAAGAATATATCCTGAGTACCCTTCGTGGCGAGTTGTAATCGTCCCGCCATTCCTAATACTATACGTTAAAATTTTAAGCCCGCTAAACCACTTTCTACGTGAAGTACATTGTAATTTAATGCGTATACTGAAACATCTATGTCACGTGTAGTTGATGTTTCTCCCAATTCTATATCAATTTTTTTATGTATTATACGACTCATGTTTAATTGTCCCGTGGGGTAATACATCTCGGGTTGGAGAGAAAAGGAGTATGAATAAAATTCATACGCGGGGTCTGGGCATCCTGTATGGTGTCGAAGAGATTGTTCGTACGCCAGATATTGCCCACTTTGATCGAAAATAGTTTCACCGTTACATGCGAATTTTACATTTTTTATTAATCTGTGATCAGAACGTTTACCTGGTAAAAGTGTCGTGAATTCTTGGTCGGATGATGAGATGTTAAGTAGACGATCTTCAGTACCTCCCGAAATGGCCGTGATGTCGTGAATCTTGGCACCCACCGACCCCGATCCGGTCACTATGATAGCATCACTTCCGAGTGCCGACATTTTCACTGGGGTATAAAAATATTCGATGCTTGATTTCAGTGTCCATTGAACCTTTCCGTCGACTACCGATTTACTGTATAACTTAAATCTATTAGAACTGTCATCATTCCAAAATACGAGGCTGCCATTCCTTGAGATCTCTACCATGCTAGAAGCGGAAGTGGTATACCAAGGGACTTGTGTTCCCCCCGCGCCATCGTAGACATAGTTTGTTTGATTCCACACCTTAGATCCCAAAGTTTCCAAAGATACCAAATTCGCACCATCACTCGATAGTGAATGATACCTTTCACTATATTGAGTATCAGCGTGGCGCTTGGTATACGTAGACACCGAGTCGGTCGTCGCGTGTATAACGGTTTTTGTCGCATCTTCCAAACCCAGGATTTCACCGTTTGTCGAGTGAGAGATTCTGGATACGGTGGTGTTTACAGTGATATCGGGGCGGTACTGTGACCAACTACTACCACTGTATTCCCATGATGAAACTGCTGGTGTAGTGGGTGCAGAGAGTGAGTACACGCGCACGTGCCCGGCCGAAATGCCATTGCCGTCGTTGAAAGGAGTGCTGATCGCCACGCGCGTGCCGTCTGAGGACATAGATAGCGAAATCCCGGACAAGTCGTCCAAAGCCTCGCCGTCAATATCGGGCCCTATCTGCTCCCACGCAGGAGTGACGCTGTTGTAGACGTACACCCGAACGTGGCCGGCGTCATCGCCGGTGCTAGGGTCGTTGTAGGGAGCGCCGATCGCCAAATGTGTGCCATCTGATGATAGAGATACCGTCTCTCCGAACCGGTCGTCCACAGCCTCGCCATCAAT